CATTATTGTTTCTGGTTCAACCCTTGGTGGAACAGATGCTGAGATTGCTAAGTATGACACAAATGGCAACATACTTTGGCAGAGAAAATTAGCAAGCGCAACTAGCGAATACTTTATAGCGGCAGACACAGATAGTTCAGACAACATCTATGCTGCTGGTCTAACAAGTGCATCTGGTACTTTGGGTGGCAATGCCGAATGGTTATTCGCTAAATACAATTCATCTGGCTCAATTCAATGGCAACGAGGGTTTAGCAACGACTCAGGTAATTTCCGAGATCAGGCTGAAGATTTAGCAGTAGATTCAAGTGGAAATTCCTATGTTGTTGGCTATACATCGGACAGCAATACAAGGGACTCAACTATTGTCAAATGGAATAGCAGCGGCACTATTCAATGGCAAAGAGAAGTAAACCAGGGAACAACTAATGACATCTTTTACAGTGTCACCGTAGACCCTTCTGACAATGTTTATGCTGTTGGTTATTCTCCTGACGCTGGATTTAGCTCTATTCAAATTTTTATTAGTAAGTGGAATAGCTCTGGAACCTTACAGTGGCAAAGACGAATACAAGACTACAGTGTTGGTGAGGGCGTTGCCTTCGATTCGAGCGGCGACATTTACATCGTTTCGACTTTATACTCGCCAGGAAACCCAGACATACACATTAGCAAATACAACGCCAGCGGAACTATCCAATGGCAAAGAAGGCTCAGCAGTGCCAGTTCAGATACAGGCGTAGACATAGCTGTTAGCACTACTAACAATGTTTACATTGTGGGAACATCAGATGCCAGCGGCACAAACGACATTTACATTGCTAAATACAATTCCTCTGGCACTATTCAATGGCAAAGAAGAATTAGAACCACATCAGCAGATCTTGCAACAGGTATTGAGATTGACAGCTCAGAAAACATTATTGTTTTTGGCTATACAAACGCAAGCACAAATGACAAAATCTTTATTGCTAAATTACCTTCAGACGGTTCATTGACTGGAACATACAGCCTTGGCGGAGCCTCATTTATTTATGAAGCAAGCAGTCTTACAGATGCAAGCACCTCTTTTACTTCTGGAACACCAACATTTGCAACTCGTGACCCAGGATTCCAAGAGTATGCTCTTAGTTTGACCGATTCCTCAACATCCCTTACTTCAACAGTCACATTTATTTAGGAGAACTATGTCAATTTACATCTCACCAAACAATGAGTATCCACGCCACATCGGGGACATAAAAATCGAGAACCCAGAATGGCAAGAGGGAGATCAGTTGCCTGATGGATGGACTCAAGTTGTCCCTACCGAAGCTCCAGTAAGACAAGAGGGTGCAGTGGTCTATGAGGTAGCTCCAGTTGAAACTAACGGAGTCTTCTATCAGACTTGGGCGACGAGAGAGCTGACGACTGAAGAACTACAGGCTCAAAAAATAGCTGGTGTAAGGCGCAAAGTAATGATGAATCTTCCACTAACGGAAGAAGAAGCTCTGTTATTGGTCGGCTAATGGCTGAAGAAACAACTGGGGTACGCATTACCCAGCACATGATTTACCAGAAGCAACTTGAGATGAACGATACTCAAATCAAGATGCTAGAGAAACTGGACAACCTGGCCGATGTGCCTGACCGCATTCGTGAGGTCGAGCTGACCTTAGCCAGACTTGCCTGGATTGAGAAGATTGCTTACACAGGACTCGCCGCTGGTATCTCAGGACTTATCTCTGCCCTTATAGCGTTTGTGGTGAAGTAATGCGCTGGCCGTTTGATAGACCTTACCCGAAGATTACAAGCCCCTATGGATGGCGCATACATCCAATTTTAAAAACTAGACGGCATCACAATGGCTGCGACTTTGCTATGGCTGTTGGCTCACCTATCTATGCGATTGCAGCTGGCGAGGTAATCTTTGCTGGTCCTAGCACCCTAAAGTTCCCTAACGGCGAACCTGCTGGTGGTGGCTACATTATCAAGCTACGCCACAAGGTCAATGGCGAGTGGATTACCTCTGCTTACATGCACCTCAAAAAGGGTTCCATCAAGGAAGCGGGCATCAAGGTTGGCGACAAGATTGCCGAGGGTACAAAAATTGGAGAGTCTGGCAACACAGGCGAATCAACTGGCCCTCACTTACACTTTGAGATTCAGCGTGGCAAGCGATACATCTGGACAAACAACGGCACCAGATACACCGAGCCGACCTCATACATCAAGACACAGATTGCATTAGAGAAACTAAAGTGAAGTGGCTTGACTCTGTATTCCTGCTAAAGGATGAAAAGGGTAAGGGCACTGGTCCTAGTTGGAACTTTAGGCGCAAGCTAATCTTTGGCTCTTATCGAGTCGGTGTTGTAATGATTTTCTTTGGGATGTTTACCTTCATCTGGGACCGGCAAGTTAGCGTTCAAATGGTCATCGGTGGGGTTGCGCTGATCTCGATTATCCTCACGGCCTATACCGCCAGTGCTACGCTTGAGGATGTAAAGCTATGGAAACCAGGAGAAGACACAAATGATTTTTGACCTACCCCCTCAGACTCGCAAGTGGATCTACGGCATCATTGCTGCCCTTGTACCTTTGCTAGTGACTATCGGCACCTTGACCGAACCCCTAGCCTCACAGATTCTGTCTGTGGCTGCTGCCATACTTACAGTAGGTGGCTCGGCTTTGGCTATCAAGAATGTGCCAACAGACGACCACTAGGCTCTAAAACGCCGTATAAGGCTCGTACAGGGCTTTAGGGCTTATTTAGGGGCATCACTCTACCTCTGGCAAGATAAGCCCTCTACAAGGCACACAGCCCCTTAGTTTTTCAGCTTGGCTCTTTCCTCAGCGGTAGTGCCACCCCAGATACCAACCATCCCTGCCGACAAGGCATAGTCAAAGCACCTCAGCCTGACAGGGCAGTCGTTGCAGACTTCCTTTGCTACCTTTATCAGTTTCTTACGCAGGTAGACATCTGGCTCATCCTCAGGGAAGAACACATGAGGTAGCTGACTGCACTCGACACCCCCATTCTCAGAAATGGCGTGTTGGAGTTCAATGTATTTTCTCTCTAGTTGTCTTGTCATAGGGTCAGATTAGAGTAGCCTCAGGATAAATAGCAAATCCACGCCGAGAGAGATAGCGTGGATTTGCCGACAAGGAAAAGAGAGGGAAACCTTGCCAGTATCAAAACTACCAACCGAGATAAACACAATTCACGAGGCAGTCCTGCTAGGGGACTTTGCTAACGGCTCACCGGAGTGGCATGAGCTACGCAACGAGCCAGGTGCAATCGGTGGATCAGACATCGCTGCAATCGCCGGACTAAGCCAATGGGAATCGGCAATTACCAAGTGGGCTAAAAAGACAGGACAAATCCCAGATGAGATTACGCCGTCAATGTCAATGAAGCTTGGCACAAAACTTGAGGCACCTATCCTTGACTTGTTTGCAGACGAGCATCCTGAGCTGACAATCTACGAAACAGGCACTTGGGCCAATCAAGCTGATGACTGGGCAAGAGCTAACCCTGATGGTCTTTACCTAGATGAGGATGGCAACTGGGGAATTGTTGAGGTCAAGTTCTCTAGGGATTACTGGACACAAGTGCCACAGTCTTATCGGGCACAGGTGCTTTGGTACATGAGTGTCTTTGGTATTCGGCAAGCTAAGCTCGTTGCCCTTGCAGGGTCAAGCTACATGGAGTTTGACATTGAGTGGGATGAGTTCGAGGCGCAAACGCTTTATGAGTCTGCTCTTAGATTTCGGCAAGCTTGCCTTGATTTCAAGATGCCTGACTGGGATGGGTCTAACTCGACACTAGAAACTGTCAGGGCACTTAGCCCCAACATCGAAGACGGCGAGGTTGACCTTGACGAGCTAGGTATGCACTACCTAAACTCGGTGCAAGATTACGAGGTTGCTAACAAGAAAATGACAGACCTAAAAGCTAGAGTTATTAAAGCAATGGAAGGCAAAAAGCGAGGCCTAGTCTTTGGCGAGCATCTGCTTAGTCTTAGATCTAGAGCTGGCGGTGCGCCTTATTTGCATCACGAGAAGGGTAAATAAATGGCACAAAACTACAAGGGTCCACTGGACTACATAGATGTAGCAACACGCATAGTTGAGTTTAGGGAGAAGTTCCCAGAAGGCTCACTGCAACAGGTCAAGTACGAGTTTGTCCGAGTCAACAACAAAGATTGGGTTGTTTATACAGCTGCTGCTTATCGCTCACCAGATGACCAGCGACCTGGTATCGGCACAGCTTGGGAACCAATCCCAGGACCGACAAACTTCACGAGAGATAGCGAAGTCCAGAACGCTGAAACAGCTGCTTGGGGTAGAGCGATGGTTGCTGCACTTGCTGTTGACACTAAAAAGGGAATTGCCTCATCTGAGGAAGTTCGCAACAGACAAGTAAAAAGCAAAGCCACTACAAAAGATTGGCTTGCAATGGCAACAGAATTAGGCAATGACCTTGATGGTTTACGCTTGCTATACAGCGAAGCTAAGACTGGTGGAGCTGACACAGCAACGCTCGACAAGATCAAGGAAATAGCTAATGGACTATCAGGCACAAAGGATTCTGCTTAGCTCAATCCTTGAAGTCCAAGAGTGCCTACATGAGCAGTATGACAAGGGTGAGCTTGACATCCTCACCGACCTATGGCGATTACAAAGAGAGAAAGCTAGAAGGCTAAGAGATGGAAATTATTACACCAGGCCACATAGTCCAGGAGCTACAACGCCTGACCAGCGAGATGGACAAGGGTAGCAATGCGCTTTATGACGCTGAGTGCAAGATGGCAGATGCCGAGGCTGCTTATGACAGGGCAGTTTCTTTAGCCTTTATCAACAACTCTGGCACTGTTGCAGACCGACAAGCTGTGGCTAAGTTGCAAGCAGTAGATGAAAAGCTAAAGGCAGACCTAGCCAGAGCCGAATACAACAGGGTCAAAACCAAGCTAAAAACCCTGTCAGACCAAGCCACAATGATGGCTGTAATCAGCAAGAATGTCGAATTACAGTGGCGAAACGCCTAGGCTGGTAGCCTTATCGGGTGATTGCCGAAACCTGCTCATGTGGTGCCAAGTTCAAGACTGACGAACCTAACCCGATTGTCCTAGTCCGAGAGTGGCGCAAAAAGCATACTTGCCAGGAAGCAGCAACAGAGCTGAGGGATTATGAAACAAGCTCAACCATCGGATTTGCAGCCGATTACAGAGGCACCGGACTCGACATACCTGCAAAAGAATACGACCCTTGGGATGAATAAAAAAGCCTTCGACAAGTTCTTGCAAAGAGATCGCTGTTGTAGCCATTGCGGTACGACAGATGACACGCTTGTCCCGCAGCATCGTCAATCAAGACAGATGGGTGGCTCAAAGCTACTTGATAAGCCCAGCAACATCATTGTGCTTTGCTCAGAGGCTAACGGCTTTCTCGAGTCAAATGCTAAGTTTGCTGAGCTAGGGCGCAAGTTTGGCTGGAAGCTAGAGAGGCATCAAGTCCCTGAGCTGACCCCTGTTTACATGGGTGACGGCTGGTTCCTACTAGACAACGACTACAACAGGACACCTGTGTCTAATGACGACATTGAATACTTTTGATGCTAAGGTCAAATCGGACACCCCAGAGCGGTCCCTGTAAATCCCAAAAGGATTAGATCAAACCGCTGGGGTTTGGCCCCTTGTACCAAACAGGTGCTAAGGTAAAACCATAACTAAATAAAAGTGCCCCCTAGAGGCCTAAACCGCTAGAGGGCATGACACCAACAAACCGACTGTTGGCATCTAACTAATTCTAGTGCCAACCTCAATGAAAAGGATGGCACTTTGTGTTTAACTGGGACAATAAAAATCTCGCCGAGGTACTGGAAATGTACGGCGGAAACATCTTCATGGCTGAGATGGACTACAAGGCGATGGGCCTTGATGCCGGTCAGTGGGTAATGCTGGTCAAAGAGGGCTACGACAATAGAGTCATCAGCCCAACTGTGATGATGCTGATGGCTGAGAGGGCAGCAGCCTAATGCCACTGATTCGAGGCCACCACAATTTTGATGACCACTTTACCCAGATACCAAACGACTGGGTAAGGGATTCTCGATTGAGCCTAAAAGCCATCGGGCTACTAACGCAACTGATGTCCCACAGACCTGGCTGGAACATGAGCGTTAGCAGTCTGGCAAGGTTCAACAAGACCGGAGTGGACACAATCAAATCGGCAGTCAAAGAGCTTGAACTCTATGGCTACCTAACTAGATCAGAAAAGCAAGAACACAATGATGACGGAACCTTTGCCGACTTCATTTGGACTACTGCTGACCCCTTCCAAAACCCCGCAACGGTAAAAACCGCTGACGGAAAACAGGACACAAAGAACACTATTACTAAAGAACACCAAAGAACTAAGAATAAACAAGAGAATAAAGCAAGCAAGATTACAGATGATTGGCAACCA